TTACTTGCGTTCGCCGTCGACCGGTTCAGTCTTGCCTGGCACCATGATGGAGCGGGTAATCGCCTCCATCGTGACAAAAGTGTGACCACAGTTGACGTTGGTGCACTGGTGGTAACGCTCCTTGGTATTTTCAGACAGGTAGCGGCTGGAACGGGCATGAGCGGAATGACGGCACAAAGGACAATGCATCATGTTGAAATCACCTTATGTGTACGGGTTAGTTAAACATCTTACACACATGGTACTGCATTAAATTCGAATTTGCAAATTAAAATTCGAAAAGTGATTCATTTCGCCGTGACGTTATCAACAATGCCGTAACTAATGTCGTAAGCGACATCCAGCATCGACACTTCCAGCTCAATCGCCGTCGTAAAACCACTACCGGCGATAGTGTGAGTCAGGCGCTTGATAGTCCACTGACGATCGTCTATCACTTGCTTGAATCCTTTCAGACTCACCAGTGCGCCAGGCTTCAGGTTCTCCATGCCCCGTGCCAGCGAAATTGAGAACGTCACCGTGCCTCGCTGGGTTTCACGCCATTTACTCACCGCTGCCTGCGTGGCCTCATCCTGGCTGGAGTAGGTGGTTTGTAGCGTTTGCTGGCTGTCTTCTTCACCGGCCAGATAATCGTCAGTCGACAGTTCGGACGGTTGGGTAGCCGACTTGGAGCTGGGGTGCGACGGTGACGTCTTCGCCTGCGTTTTACGTTGACGGCTAATCTTCACAGTATGTGTTTTTGTGTCGCTGCTATCATGCCAGTTGGCGGTGATTGAGGTATTAGCAATGCGATCGGCAATAGTGAAACTGTGTGAGTCGCCATCACGACGTTCGATGAGGTAAGTCGCAGTCTGTTGACCGTCGGCGGTCGTCCCCGAGCCCGCAATAAAGAGCCGCAATGTATCGTTTTTTATCGCCACTGTGCCGCTGTATTTTCTGGCCAGGCGGCAGAGAAATGACAAGTCGGACTCTTTGGATTGGTTTTCGTGCACAATCGGTGTATTAACCAACGATGTTTCGATTGATGCCAGCAGGCTGTAGCGTTCTGCAATCGTCCGGGCGATATCGCCCAGCGTGGTCGCATTATAGGAACCATCACGTGGCGTGTTGAGGTCGCCGCGGAAATTAACGCTACGGGCGCTGATGGTAATTCTGTCCGGCGCTCCGCTGTGACTGACCTGGTCAACCACAAAGGTGCCTTTGTCCTCCAGCGCTTTACCCTTCCAGCCGATTTTAACGCTGATTTTCTCTCCGCGTTTGGGCATCTGCACTTTGCCGTCGCTGTCATCGATATCCAGCGATAGCTGGTCGGATTCGAAACCCATGACATCGTGCAGTGACAGCGAAATGAGCCGCTGGCTGAGGTTGCGGGTCGTCTGGGTATTACCTGATGAATCCTTCAGTGTTATCTGATAGTCCGGCGCAAGCTGGTCGGCAATACCAATGCGGTTATTTACTATCACGAGAAGACACCCCCGATGGCGGCTTTGGCGGATGCGATAGCCGGTGTAATTTGCTGGTTGTACAAATCGGTAGCCTGTTGGCTGAGGTCGCCAAACATGGCTATCAGCGATTCATCGACACGCGTCAGATTAATCGAGAATTCGATACGTTTGGCGCTGCCGTCGGAGAAGAATTCCGTATTGGTGTGTTGCAAGCTTTCAACGACATACATGCCGTAAATGGTGCCGCTACCCTCGATCAGCGGCCAGGCACGTCCTGTCGCGGCCATCAGCTCCAGCGCCGACAACGAGAGTTTGCTGAACTTGCCGTTAATTTCAGGGCACAGCACGCCATTAAGACTAATGGTTTCGTTACCTTGTCCCAAAAACTGTTGCGCAGGGCGCAGACCGATACGGCCGTTGCTAGCCCAGCGATAATTAACATTACGACTGAGGGTGCTGTACGGCAGTGTTTGCAATTGAAATACAAATAAACCCAGTGCAAGCATCATCATATTATCCTCATGAAATAAGGTTAGAGGTCATCGAGTTGTAGGAATAGGCGCTACTATTCGGGCTGTATTTTCTCAGTGCCTCTTCGATGTATTGCTTAATCACGTCGAGGTTACTGTTTTCGGGTACGGTAATAGTGATGTTATTGACCACGCGCTGGTCAAAATAACGTTGTGATGAATTTGGCGAGAGCGCGTTGTAATGGCCATTCGTCATGTCCGACTGCAAGCTGGCGTGGTTTTCCACGTTGCTTTGGTTCATCAGACCCGGCTGGTTGAGCAATTGCATTGCGGTTCCTGAGAGCGCCTGCAAATTATCAAACCCGCCCTGAAGCGCCTGGCTGCCATCACCGTCATCCAGATCCGCATTACTTAAGGCGGATATCATCATGCTGGTCTCTTCCGTACCGACGAATGACTCCTGGGCGGCGCCGGTGAGGGCGCTGAGTCCTTCAGCACCGTTCTGCGATGTTGCGCCAGTCCCCATCTGCGCCAGGAGGTTGGTCGGCAGATTGAGGCTTTGTTGCGCGTTCAGCAATGATGAGACATTGCCTGGCAGAGCGGCCGAAGCCAGTCTGGCAGAAGGCACCAGACCGGCGATATGTTGTTGTGCCTGCATGGCGGCAGCGGCGGATAAATAGATGCTGTTGACACCGTCACTGGCCTGGGCAATAAGCGATTGCGTCACGCCTGTGCTCGGGTTTTGGCCTGAGCGAGAGACGCCGCTACTGTTGGTTTGTGACAAATGGTGGGCATTTTTCAATGCCGCATACGTTGGGTTCAGCGCTGCGGTGATGGTATCGAACCGCCTGGCGAGATTACCCAACATCCCCAGCTGTGCGGCGGCAGAAGTCCTGCCGCCTTTTTTGCCGCCGGATCGGGTGCTTTTCTGCGCACCAGCAACGGTTGATGTGCTACTGTTGGCGAGTTGACCGGCTTTGCTCAAGAAATCCAGCAATACGCTGTTGATTTTATTCAAATACACATTGTCTCGCAGCGGTGAGAAAATGCTGTTGTCCGGAGCGTTGTTGCGCTGTGTTGCCGCAGACCCTGAACCTGGGGAAGTTGATGGCTTAGGCATCGTCTTTTGCTTAGGCATAGTCTTGTCCACTTCGTTGTAGCGCCCGGCCACGCCAGTTAATCAACTCTGCCAGGCTCATGGGGAAAAGTTCTGATGGCGGCCAGTGGAACACCACCGCAATATCCGCCATCAGGTCGTCAACCGTGAGGCTCGGTGGGGGCGTTAGCGTACCGAGCCCGGTGATAAAAAACTGATCACCTTACCGGCGAACTCCAGCAGATCAGGCAGCTCCAGCCCCATCACGTCCGCTTCGGTCAAGGCCGGGTAGGTGATACGCGGCAGCAATTTAATCAACGCTTCCACGTCGGCGCTGGCCAGTGCCGCCAGACCGATGCCGCGCAGGGTGCCTGCTGTTGGCGTCAGTAGCGTAATTGCGTCGATCACGGTTTCTCCGCGTTTAATCGGGGCGTTCAGGGTAATCACGTGGTGTTGTGCAGTGTTTTCAGCCGTCATAATAAAGACTCCCGTTTTATCAATAAGAATGGCCAGCCGTAGCTGGCCATGAAGCGGTCATTACAGACCGATATTGCGGCGGTGCTGTTCCAGACGGTCAACGCCGTTGACTTTTTCGATCATGTTGATGGTGTCGATTTCAATCATATCGACGCCGTCAATGATCAGTTTGTAGTAGGTACACTGGGTGGAAACACGAACATCGGTTTCTTCGCCTTGCTTGGATTCGCCGCTGTCAATCGACTTGTGGCGGCCGCGCAGGACGATTTCGACGGCGGTGATGTCACCGGTGTCGTCACGCTGGTAAGAACCGGCGAAACGCAACGGAACCGCATCGGCGCCCGGCAGAGCGTACTGGCTCCAGAAGGCGCTGTCCGGCAGGCCGCCCATGTTCCATTCCATTACCAGCGCATCGTTGTCCAAACCGAAATCCACCGGCGCGGAACCTTGCATACCGCCGCCGCGGTAGTTTTCCAGTTTGCGGGTCAGTTTCGGCAGGGTGACGGAATGCACCTGGCCCATGTAGCTCATACCGTCGTTGAACAGGTTGAGATATTTAAGTTTACGTGGCAGTGCCATGAGTCAGTCGCTCCTTAGCTGTTAACGGATGCAGCCAGGTTCACCAGATACTTGTCGGTGATACGCTGACGCAGCGTGAGGTTTTCCAGTGGCGGTACCGGGGTGTACTCGTAGTCGATGTACAGCTTGCCGGCCTTCAGCGTTTCTTTATCGTTGGCGCTTTCATCGAACCAGCAGTCGGCGTCGATGATGTAGCCGTTGGATTTCAGCTCGCGGAATTTCGCCTTGATACCCTCGATGATGTCGCGGATCAGGGTGGCGGTTACCGGTTTGTCGACCGCCCACATGTGCGCTTCAGCCATGGTGTCGGCCAGTACCTGCGCTGTGCGGGTATAGTTTTCGAACAGGAACAACGGATCATCGGAACAGGTACGGTTACCCCAGAAACGGAAACCGTCTTTACGCACCAGCGTGGTTACGCCGGCTTCGTTCAGCAGGTCGGCATCGCTGCCGATGGTCTGCAGGTCCCAGTAGACGCTGGCGGAGATGCCGGTCACACCGTTGACGCCGACGTTGGACAGGGTTTTGTGCCAGCCGGTTTCCTGGTCGATTTTGGCGCGCAGGCCCAGTGCACGCGCGGTGGCATAGGCCTTGGCGCTGGCATTGGTCGCGGTGTTCCAGGCGATAAAGTCCGGCCAAATCACCATCAGTTCGCGCTGGCTAAAGTTACCGCGGTATTTGATGGCATCGGACAGGGTTTTACAGCCATAAGCGCTCACGTAACCGAAGGCGCGCAGTGACTGACAGATTGCGGCCAGCGCGGTGGCGACAGGCTGGGAATCCAGCCCCGGAACGCCGAGGATACGCGGCTTCACGCCAGTGACGGCCTGAGCGTCCAGCAGGGCTTTCATGCCGGTGTATTTACCGTTGGCATCGGCACCGCCGATGATGTTGGACACCGTTTCAGCCTCATTGGCGCCTTCAGCTACGCGAACGACTACCGTAACCGGTTTGGTCTGGTCGCCGATGGCCTGCAACGCGGCAGCCAGGGTCCCGGTTTTACCGGCTTTGCCTGCGGCGGTCAGCACATCGGTAATCAGTACCGGTGTATTCAGTGGAAAAGTGGCGGCGTCAGCATCCGGTCCAGTACAGACCATACCGACGATCGCGGTTGATACAGTTGAAATGACGCGGGTACCGTCGTTGATTTCGACGACCTGCGTACCGTGATGAAAATCACTCATCAAGAATGTCTCCTGTTGTGGGGTGCGAGTAATAGTGCCTTGTTGCAAAACAGAAGGCATTCGAATGGGGTTTGGTATGGGATGGCACAACAGGGGAGGGGCTTTTACCTAATATTTTTTAATAAAAACAATGGATTGATAAAATAAAAAATGCCGTTGATTTAACAACGGCATTTGTCGTGTCGGCGCAACAGGATGCGCGAATTAAACAAATGGATCAGGCCGGCATAGCAGGCCAGTCGATGGCGGGAGCGGTAGAGACATCCACCCGATTTAACAGCACCAGATAGGTTTTCCAGTCTTTCAGTGCCTGAGTTTCCTGCTCGTTCGCCATATTCAGTTCAACGGCGTACTGCAATACGGTTAAACGTTTCTCAGCCTGTGCGATGGCACTGGCCAGTTGCTGTTGTGCTACGCTAAGCTGCGCGGCTTGCTGCGCCTTTTCATCCGCTATCCAGCCATCGCCTTGCCAGATATCGTAGTCGGTTTTCGGCGGCAACAGCGTCAGGGCATCGGGCAGGGCGCCCGGCTGCGTGACCTGGGTAGGCTGCCGCGTTTGTTTATCGTAGGCTGTCTGCCCACGATAATCGACAATACTTTCCCAGCTCAAACCGTCCTGACTGCGTACGACAGTCTGGCCGGCTTGAAGGGTCGGCGGCGTATCGATAAAACTGTGTGCCGGAATACCCACGCCTTCCATCAAATATTCCCGGGTGCTGCCGATATATTCCCGCGTTTGCGGTTCAATATGGTAGACTTGAATATATCCACTGCTGATACTCAGCCCCTGTTCATTCAGCTGAATCATATTTTCAGTTTGTGTTGTCATGATTAACCTGCCTTAACGATATAACTGAAAGCGATATTGCGTGGGCGAGTGGCGCCCCAATATGTTGGCCCTGTTTGGCGTTCGTTGTTTGGTGCGACAATCCAATATAATGAACGGGAAGCGGTATCAGGACTATCTACGTTACATTCCGCTATATTGCCAATACCATGCACGCATGGATATAAACCATTATCACCAGTGATATGTGTTCCCAATTGAGCGGAACCAATTTCTCGTTTAGCATCCACCCCACGCCCATCATCCCAACCACGAATAAATTCGCCGCGCAGATCCGGCAAGGTGCCGGCAGGATATAGTTTTGCCAGTTGCGGATATTTTGCGGTATCAAATGTCTGGCCATTACATTTCAGCCAGCCTTCCGGCGCTTCCGCCAGTGGCCAGGGTTGCGGGATACCGATCAAATCTTTCAACCCATCGGTCGTGGTGGGGGTAGTCGCAGGAGCATCCTTCTGCCCTTCATGGCATTTACAGCATCCAAGTGAAATACTGCCGATATTAATTGGGCTATTTTTATACAGGTTCTCCTTGCCCAGAATCAGGTCAAGTGAACAGGGGGAATTGTTTTTTTCCATGTGTTTTCTCTCAATGTTAATTTATTGACGCGAGTTATATCGCGCCATTTATTATTTGATGAAAACACTGGCTACGCATTCCCACTGTGTTGTATGGAGAATGATAAAGCCGATGATGGCTTTATCATTTTATACCCGTCATACTTCAAGTTGCAGGTGTGTTGGCTGCGTTCGTTCACCCGAATCACTTACCTGTGTAAGCTCATCGGGATTCTCTCTCTTGCCGCCTTCCTGCAACTCGAATTATTTTGGGTATAATATTAATCATCATCCTTCATATTTTTTATATTATAATAATTCACTAACAACTTTTTTTGTGTGGCGGGTAAATATTTATAAACGGTTTTTTCCGACACGCCGATAATATTGGCGATTTGCCAGCGGGTGGCGCCGTTATTCAGCAATGTTTTTGCCTGGTCAACCGCATCCGGCGTCATAATGCGCCGGCGACCGCCGATGCGGCCCGCCGCCCGTGCGGCTGCCAGCCCCGCACGGGTACGTTCGATGATCAGTTCACGTTCCATTTCGGCCAGCGCACTCATCACATGAAAAAAGAAGCGGCCGGCAGGCGTTGACGTATCAATGGCATCGGTCAGGCTACGAAAGTGGATGCCACGCCCCTGCAGGTCCGACACCATGGTAATCAAATCACGCACACTGCGGCCCAGTCTATCCAGTTTCCAGACGATCAGCGTGTCGCCGCGTTTGAGTTTACGCAATGCGCGTTTAAGCCCTGGGCGCCTGGCGTTTTTGCCGCTGGCTTGATCTTCGAAAATCAGCTCACAATTTGCGCTGACCAGTGCATTTTTTTGTAATTCGGTATTTTGATCGCTGGTCGATACCCGGGCATAACCAATAAGCATAACGTAACCTCCTGAAAAGGCTGATTGTATTTATCCTCTTGTTTTCTCGCAAACCTGGGTTTAAGCGATACGCTGAAAATCGCGGATATCGTCGGTATCCCACTGCCCTGGCCGCAAGCCACACCGCCCGCCGGCTGGCTGAAATGCAATGGTCAGGCATTCGACAAAAACGCTTTCCCGAAACTGGCGCAGGCTTACCCCGGCGGCGTGCTGCCGGATCTGCGCGGTGAATTTATTCGCGGCTGGGATGATGGGCGCGGGGTGGAT